GTATCAGAAGCCGATTCAATTCCTGAATCTGCTGGAGCATCTCTTAATGCCTGTTTTTTAGCAACAATGGCTGAAGTATCTGAGCTTGTTTCTTGTGCTTTTTGAAATTCGACATCAAGTTCCAAAAGTTTAGGCTCTCTAGCTGCTCTTATTTTTACTCTGTGGATGTTTCTGGCTTTTGCCATGTCAATACTAAAGCCCATAACGTCTTGCTTATCTAAAAACGGTTCTTTCTATAATATAAGATTTTTTCTCTTTTTTCACTTAATCGCCAAAGAAAGCTAAACAAGCCGCATCTACATGTTCTTCCGAGTTGCCCAAGTTTTTCATTTGATACTGAAAATAACCTACCGCAGGTGCATTGTTTCCTACAACTACTCGACCTCCTCCTCCACTTGATCCAGCCCTAGCACCTGAAACAAAACAGTAATTAGTATTAGCAAAGTCAGTGTCAAAATTAACTTGACCGACTGCATAAGAAACATCGGTAAGACTTGAAACATTATAACTATCTCTAATTGATTGAGGGTTTGCATCGCCGTCAACATTTATCCAAGCTCTTGAACGACCTCCAAAAAGTTGTGCAGCAGTACTTTCATTTGATCCTGCTGATGTTCTTACATTTGCAGCGTATGTTGAGTTAGTAACTGTACTTGGGTCTGCTGGAGTAGCCCAACTTAAATTTCCCGATCCATCAGTTTTTAAAAATTCCCCTGTCCCTCCATCAGTTGTAGGAAGAGTTAACGTATAGTTTGTACCAATATTGCTAGGAGCTTGTATTGCTGCATAGTTAGAACTGTTTGAATCGTATAAACGTAAATCAAGTTGAGCTTTAATATTTAAACCATCATCAGTAAAAGATGCTCTTTCAGTTCCACCAGTCGTTATAGATAATGTGTCAGCAGCCGATCTATACAGCCCTAAATTTGTATCCGAAGCAAAAGTAAGTGATGGAGCTGAATTTGAACCATTTGTAGCTTTTAAAGGGACTTGTGGTTCGCTTCCATCAGATTTGAAAATATGGGAAGAGGTTCCACTTGCAGAAACAGCTAGTTGATTAGCACCTGCCCTATACAGTCCTGTATCCCCGTCCGAAGAAAAACTGAGCGCAGGTGTGCCCCCAGTACCATTTGCTATACCTACTGCACCCGTAAAAGTAGGACTTGCTAACTTTGCTAACCCTAAATTTGCTACTCCTACATCTCCTACTTCATGCCAAGTCGTATTAGTAGAAGCATCTCGCATATATAACTTATTAACATCTGTTCTTACTTGCCATTGATAAGGATAACTATTAGCACCAGGGATAGGATTGGCATCACTAGAGTTTGATGCTATTACAGATAAAGCATTATTAAGGTCAGTTCTTACAGCACTGCCAGAAGCATTTGCAATATTTAGATCGTGAGTGGTCATTTACTCTCTACCTTTTTCATTAGTTTAACTGCCCTTGCCAAATCCTACAGCCGTATAAGAAAAACTCCTATTAATAACAGCATTTGAACTGTTCTTAAAGACTACTGTAAAACCTGCACCTGTAACTCCTGAAACAGTAAAGTAATCTCCTGAGACCATGTTGTAGGCAGTGATCCCAACACTAGGAATATAAGCTGTAGTGCTTCCTCCAACTGCTGACGTTCCAGTGAAGAAAGGTTTGTCAAATGTAATAGTTTTAGAACTACCACCACCAGTAGGATCACTTGCTATAGCAGCAGTTGATTGTTCTGTTCTTCTTGTGAACTTAATTTTAAAACCAAGTTGATCTACAAGAATATTTTGAGCTACATCATCTGTAGTTAATGTTGACCTAAATTTAAAAGCTCTACCTCTAAATGTTCCATTAGCAAAAGGTGCAAACGATCCATAGTTAGTAGCATCATCAGAGGTTGAAACCTCTAAAACGGCATTAACTTTATCTGGGATTGTGCCATCAAAGTCTGTCCAAGTATCAATTAAATCCGTTCTACTATCAATTAAATCTGAAGGATATAGACCTCTAGTTGCAAAAACCCTTTCAAGATCAACATTGAATATTGCTCCAAGGTCTAAAGGATTCTGAAATGCGTAAGTTCCTGTTGCGTTAGTTGCTGGATTTGTAAGTTTTAATGCGTCATAACTAGCGTCATAAGCTGTATTTGATTTCGCTCCGGGGAAATTACCTGTATCTTCTCTTTGCGTTAATCCAACTAATAACTCATCAACAGAAGGAGCCGAAATAACAATACTTGCTTCTCCAGAACTAAAATTACCCGTATCATCAGCAAATTTGGCTATGTATTCTCCTGTTAATAGGGGTACAACTGCTTGTGTACTATTTCCTGCTAATGAATTAATCAGGTCAGTTGAGTTAGACCACGTTCCCGTACCGTTAGTTAGAGAAGAGTGCCTTATAAATACCCTTCCTCCATGTAAAACATCAACATCTGTTGCTTTATCCCAAGTTAGTCGGGCTGAGTTTGCATTAATTCCTTCAAAAGAAAGGTTAGTAACGTCATTAGGAACAGTCGTCTTACCAACAGCATTAAAAGTAATATCGTTAGTTAAATTTGAAGGAGTTAAATTAATACTAAAAGAAGCAACTTTAAATTCATACTCACCAACTTGACTGTTATCTATTTCAAAAGAAGAGCTAGCCACTGTAAACGAATACCACGTTCCTTGTGCAAATCGGTACTGTAATTGATACTGAATAACACCTATAGAAGGTTTCCAACTAACAATTATTCTTGATATTGCTTTACCATTTATAACAACAAGTTTTTCTACAGCTTTCAAGTCAGCAGGAGGAGTGGCTGGTGCGTTTAAAACAGATACTTTCCTTTCCGGTAAAGAAATACCCGACTCAATGTTTGCATACTTACCTTCTATATAAGGTGAGCCAGATATAACATAACTACTTCCTCCTTCCTCCTCTACGACTGATAAAACTCTCCATTGTTCAGCCTCTACAGTATCGTTTTCAAGTAACCAAATACTTCCTGCTGCCGGAGCTTGGCTAAATGCACTTGCTACTGTTATTGCTGCTCCAGATATGCTATTTACGTCTCTTTGTTCTGTTAATCCGTCAGGTAAAATTACACTTAATTTCGCATCATTAGCAGCAGTTAAATTAGTAGCATCTTCATTGTCAACAGTAATAACAGTTGTAGATGCAGAGGATATTCTACCTCCTCTTCTTACACCACTTCTTACAGGGTCTATAACGTCTATTACCATACCAGGGCGAACAACTGTACCGCTATTTATAGATGTTTTGAAGGTTATAACTTCTGATTCTCTTTGCTCTGTAAATGCTAAATATTTTCCAAGACGTTGAGCTTGCCCCCTAGAAGTACAAGCAAATGCTTTAACTTGCTTTATAATTGATCCCCACTTTGCCACATTTGCAGTATCTTCATAAGTCTCATAATCAACATCAATAGAATCCATATTGAAGTAACCAACTACAAAAACAGTATGTCTAGTTTTTAAACTTGTACCTGTATATGTAAATCCATCTGAAGAAACATTAGATAGATTAAATAAATAAGAAGTTGTAGCTGGTTTATCTTGAGATAAAGTTACTGAACCTGCACCCCAGAAAGGCATACATCTCATTACACCTGCTAGATCATTAATTAGATCAAATGCCTGTGATGGAGTTTGAATGGATACATTACAGCTAAATCTTGCTTCTTGACCTCCATCCCCATCATCAACTAATTCATTAGCAAATTGGCTAGCAGAATAAAATGAAAACTTATCAAGCCTAGAAGCATTGCCATTAAAACTACTTTTCTCTGCTGAAGTTAATATTTGCTCTCCGAATCCGTAGCGTTGCGAACATAATAAATCGTAAAGTATCCAGCTCGGACAACTGCACCATTGAGCAGCTCCAAACGTACCAGTCCATGCTCCAGAATATGTAACTCTTCCAGTATTTGAGTCTACACTTGCATTATTAGGTAGTCTTATCTTTATTCCTCTCAGACGATATTGTCTTGTAGGAATACTTGAAAACTGTTTACTGTCTACTCTAAGTGCAAAATAAGCAGAGTTTAAATATGCTTGTTTATCATCAATTATCGTAGTAAAAGATGTAAATGTAAAAGCATTTTGTATAAGCTCGTCATCACTATCTGAGGTTACTCTTACAACTTTAATGTCAAGAGGAAAAGCATTACCACTGTTTTTTGTTTGATCAATATTAACTAAATAATCTTTTTGGTAGGGATCTGTTGTCCTTCCACTAACAGTGTCGGAAATAACGTCTGTATAACCAGTTTCCCCGTTGTATTTAATTTGTATTTTTAGAGATACACTTGAACCTCTTAAATCTCCATCTGTCTCGGCCTTTTGAATAATAGGCCAAGTCAAAGTAATTCTTACTGCATCTGGATCGGGTGATCCACCTCCTGCTGCTTGTACTTGCCTACTTACTCCTCCACCAGCCTGAGTAACACTTACATTTACAGTCTGAGCAGCAGCAACACTATCCTTTAAACCAGCAATGTAAGTTTGATTTGATGTGCCATATCTAGGAGTAAACTCAACATTTTTAAAGTTGTAGTCGGAGTCTTGAAGATCAGCTACATCCGCATCTTCATCCAAAATTGGTGTTTTATCAAAATAAATATCTTTTAAAGCAGCATTATCATAATTAGTTGTATCTCTCGTATAAGCCTTAGCAGAAGGAAACCCTTCTATCTCTCCCTCAGAAACTAAATCTTGAAGTGTGGCAAACTGTCTTGAGTCAAGAGTATCGGGTTCTCTTACTGGTTCTTTAGGTTTTTTTGGGCCGCCGCCTGATCCTCTTATTATTTTTGTCATGCCACTACCTGTTCAGTGTCGATTGCTGCACTAATTATGACCGATCCAGTAAAGATTTCTCCGTAAACTATTGGGACTGGAGTTCCGGCTCTTGTTGTATTCTGCACTCCTCCGAATGAATAGGAAAGTTTTGGATCTTGTTCATATTCTGGGTTTTTAGGAGTCGGAGAAAGCATATCCGCAATTCCTCCTATAACTAAAGCAAGTCCTAAATTTCCTGCTGCTGCGTAAAGTGCGCTACCTCCAAAAGCACCAAAACCCATAGAACCTTTAAGAAATAAACCTGCACCTGGAGCTGCTATAGCAACAGCTATTAAAGCTGCTCCAATAATAAATCTTGTTGTATTACCCCCTGAACCGCCGATAACAGGAATAATTTTTACTTCATTACTGGCTGGATAATGCAGTTCATCCGTACTCACTTCAAAATCTCCTGTAGTTACTTTATAAACTTGTTCTGCCATGTGGCTTTGAAGCTCAGGCCAGTTAGCTATTAAAAACCTTACAGCTTCAGCAGGTGTACTTACATCTGCTTCCATAGTCTTCTCTCCACCTCGTTCCACTACGAAATCAGCTAGTGGACCGTAGAGTTTAACTTTGCGGAGCATAACGATACCTCTTACCAGTACATTTTAATAGCCATTCGTCTAATAAGTCTTCTGTACTTAGTCTTCCAGCACAGTGATGTAAGACTTTTTGTTGAGGAATATAAACCCC